CAGCAGCAACGGGGCTGGGGTCAGCAGATAAGATTTCGAGGTTGAGGTTTTCTACGTAGGCATTGGCCGCAAGGGTAATGCCGTGAAATACTGGAAAATTAGCCATGTGTCACTCCAAAAAATGAATAAGTTTTAAGTCTCGACACATCCGGTTGTGGGGCACTATACCACCACGAATCGCCTTAGTGTAAGCAATTCTTGATCAACTTTCAAGGCATCGCTTGCTGCGTGTTGTACACGCCACTCCATCTCAGGAGTGTCGCTCTCTAAAAAAAATTTATTGTCTTTAAAAGCCAACAAAGTCGCCCCGTGTGCCTTCATAAAAGCGGCGAGGTGTATGTCTCTTTTAGGAACCGCGATCTTGTAAGTCATGTGCGTACTTTATAGGATAAATGTGACAATTGCTGTGCCCCTTACGGGCGCTGTGAAATAAATTTTTATTTCACTATCTGTTGTAGCTTCGACACCCGCATAGATTGCGCGTCCGTTGCTGTCTACCAAGGTGACACTCACCTTGTTCGTTTTGTAGTCGTGCGGTAGTACCCAAGTGTTTTGAGCCGTCTCAAACGCAAAGACCTTAGTCCTTGTAGTCGCTGCGCCTGTTGCCACAGCGCCGTTTGTCGTCCCGTAAACTTGTCCATACACACCGCTAGATGAGACGCGGGTATAAGCAATCATATCAGTTCGTGCCTGCTTGTATAGCTACAAGTGTTGCGCTTCCTGATGTGTGGCTTGTTAGTGTCAAACGAACAGCCGTTACGGGGTAGCCGTAGTAGCCGTCTTGCGTTGTGGACTCGCCTGTTAAAAAAGGAAACCAAAACTCTTGCTCTGCCGGACTTGCCAAAAGGTCTTGGTACATGTGCTCGACGTTGTAAGTTAATACCGCCCCAGCCGACACCAACACCGCTACGCTCACATTAATTGGAAGTGAACTTAAATTAATGTTAAGCGGCTTACTACTCCCCACCGACGATAAGGTGGTTGACATAATACGCGCCATCTCTACTCCTTCTAAAAAGTACCGCCACTCACTCCCGGTCCCTGTGCAATAGACACAAAATCCGACCCGTTCCAAGCTACAATTACAGTTCGACCGGCGGGGATTGTAACCCCTGTTGTCGGCCCTGCGCCTCGTATCACAATGCTTTGTGTTCCAACAGTAGCATTACAAACCACATAAATCTTTGACTGCGCCGGGGCAGTTATGCTCCGTGTCGTGGAGCCATTTGCCGTCCACAAAATAACCGCTTGTCGGGCTTGGTTGGAAGCACCAGTTGTGGTGGTCAATGTCACATCTGCGTCTACGCTGATGGTTGTTGTACCCGCCACGGCGGTATCAAGAAGAGATGTGATGGCGTTATTAACCGTGTCTCCCCAAGTCCCTTGGAGTTCACCCTGAACGGGCAATGCTAAGCCCAATAACGATGTGTATGCTGTGGTCATGTGTTATCCTTACTGGGAAATCAAATTCCAAGTGGTTGAGGCTCCGTCGTTAATAGTAGTCCAACTGGGGGTTTGCCCGTCATTGATATTTTGCCAGTTTGGCGTCTGGTTGTCATTAATAACTTCCCAGAGCAGCCGAACAATGAACTGATCCGCCGCCGTTGCGTTTTCCAATATCGTGCTGTAAAAAATAGCCGCCGCCGTAGCAGCGTCGACCGCAGAAGCCGACTCTGCTATAGAAACCCCGAAATTCTGCTTGCACGCAATAGCATCCACCCCAGAGGCAGATTCTGACACAACCGTGTTAAATGTACCCGAGGGGCTCGAAACATCTAATCCTGCGGCGTTTTCACTAACCGCCCCAAAGAACACAAAGCTAGAACTTGTGGAGTCTAAACCCGATGTGGTTTCAGCTATTGCGGAGTCAAAAGTCTGGGCCACTGCCGTGGTGTCTATGCCACTTGCAGCTTCATCTATGTTGCAGGCAAAATCCTGTTGTGCGGATGTGCTGTCAACCCCCGATGCGCCATCTGAGAAATTAAGTCTGTAAACCGCAGACGCACTTGTGGCGTCAACTCCTAACGCCGCTTCATCTACATAGTTATTGAAGATTACTAGAGAGTCGGCAGTATCGATTCCGCTGGCAGCTTCAACTATGTCTACATTAAACCCGCTAGACGCTACGGCGTCAGTATCGGATACGGAGGAGGCATCGGACGCCCCCCTGTAATAGACGGAACCGCCCCAAGCAGCTTCACCCCATGTGCCGGAACCCCAGCCGCCCTCGGCCATATCACGCCTCGTCTAATTCGTCTTCGGTGAACCAACGCTCTTGTTCAACGCCGTCTATGTCTGCCCATTTAACCAAGTAGGTTATTTCGCCCTCTTCACTCATGTTCAGTTTAGTGATGGGGCCTGCTGGAATGACGGCTTTCAGTTTTACAAGATCGCCACGTACAAATTTTGTTGGCATGTTAGCTCCTTAAGTCGCAGTCAAGCTGAATGTGTAGGTCACGTTCAATGTGTCGCCAGAGGCCACAACACGGTCACCGGGTGCTGAAAAATCAGAAGCAGAGAACAACACGCCGGTAGTTCCGTTCTTGGTGTTGTTGCTGATCAGAAAAGCTCCGCCCACTGTAGCTGTTGCATTAATGGTGTATGAAGCGGGTGAAGCGGAGTTAGAAGCCACTGAAGGATTTGCTGTAGTGGGTGTCCCAAACGTACAAACAGGACGCGTAGCGTTGCTGTAGGGCACGTTTTCTGTAAAGCCGGGGTGTGAGGCTGCGGTGTCGGTGGCAGTTGGGTTGTTGCTGGCTGCTGCGCCATACAGACCGATATACCATGCAGCGGTATAAGAACTACCGGTGAAGTACTTGGCGTTCATGTCTTGCAGACCTTGGTTCACCACAAGGTTGTGAAGTTCCTGAGACCATTTGACTTGGCCGTCTGCCCCCACACACTCAAGCGTGTAAACGCCACAAGCAGAAGCTTTATCTGCATTGCCAGCCGCACGGGTCAAAGATGCTGCTACAACATCGACTCCAGAAGATTTATCTAACATCATGTTTCGCTCCTTATGCGATACGTATAATTGCCGAAGTGTTGGTAGCAGCGGGGAACTGCACCGTGAAAGTACTCGCTGACGTTTTGTTCGCCCCAAAATCCAAAACACAAATAGCGGGGTTAGACAAGCCGTCTGCCTTATAAATCAAAGCCCCCCGCGCGGTTATAACGCCTGACCAACTGGCGTTGGCAAACGACCAATACGTCACCGCAGAAGGACCCGTAGCACCTCCAACAGTCGGCACTGTCGTGATTGTAAGCGTATATCCGCCAGCCGTATAACCAGTGTCGGTAACTTCGCCGATAGTTGTGTAGCTCGGAGTATCAGAATCAAGCGTGGCATCGTTGGTGTACAGGGCTATCTTGAACACATCAGTTGTGCCAGCGCCAAAATTAAACAGACCTGTTGCCAGACCTGTTTGAAATACGTTGCACTTGTAGTTCCCGGTAAAAGCCATTACGTCACCGCCTGCCTAAACTGACCAGAACGATAAGCGTCTTGACGCTCCATACCATCACCAAGACGTTTAGCCAAAGCAAGTGCCTCACTGTACTTTCCGTTGTACAGGGCTATCATATCGGTCTCACCCTTCATGTAGGTGATAGCCTCTACCAGAGTGCCATACAACAAAACGCTGTCAAAATTGTCGCCAAGCCATGTGGTGCTAGCTGTCACAATTGATTCTGGATAGTAATAATAGTGTAACTCTACGTTGTAGACCGCATCTGGGGTTGGGCCTAGGATAAACGAGAGTTCGTTTGTAATCACGTTGGACACCACTGTCGGACCAAACAAGGCGTAGTACTTGGGGATAGCGGTGTCTGTTGGGCTTGGGTACGCCTGTCTTATGAAGTTGACATCTTTGTTTAACAAATACTCGTACACTCCGGTGCCGTCAATCACAGCCATCGAGTAGACCGCTAAGAAATCACTTGGGCAGGCTAGATATTTGTTGCTTGTAGATGTAACGCCCACTACGTTTTTACGTATGGATGGGAACTGAACGGAGTTGTAGATGCGCTGCTCCGCCTGCCGAATGAACGTATTCATATCAGCAGTGGGGAACGTGTTCTCTGTGTAATCAGAGACGGCAGTTACAAGCTCCGTGTAGTTCACGCCATCGGCCCCCGAGCTGTGATGCCCTTAGTGGCTGCGCCGTTGCCGCGAGTCACGGTGCCGGAGGTCTTAGTAGTAGGACCTTCTGGGTCTTTCTTTACGTAACCAACTGACATGTCAACGGTGTTGCTACTGCTTCGATTGACACGTGTTTCTGTAACAGGCCCGCCGCTCATAGTGTGGGGCTTGGCGTATGCCGAAGCCGGTAGGTTGTTTACTTTAGCCATTTTAACCACCCCTGCCTGAACCGCGCTGATTCATGACTTTCGCCATGTTGCGTCCATAGCTCTTCATCATTTCGTTGGTGATGCCGCCTTTAGCCATTTTCTTAGCGCCGGGATGCATGCGTGACTCGTGACCCTTGACCATTTTCTTGGCTTCGGTGTCCGCAATTTTCTTTACTTGCTGCTTATCCATGATTAGCTCCTACGTAGTTGCAACTGTAACTGTACCAATTTCTATGTTTAACACCAAATTATTTGGCGTTAATGCTGCGTCAAAAAATGCAGCGCCCCCAACGGGATTCCACCCCCATTGAAATATCCTGCTACCCCCGCTCAACACACCCTGCGCATCTTGAGCCGGGCTGTTGGTCAAAACAATCTGAAGCCCTGTACGCCCAGACAACTTATAACTCAGGTCAGGACGCGGCTCACGTACCCCTTGCGGATCATCTACTGGGTACATGCCCAATTGTAGTTGAGGGTGGTCGGGGTCCCAGCATTGCGGGCAGACTTTGATTTGGTACGGTTTAGTCTTTACAACCTCGTTTTTTAAAGCTGTCAGTTTAAACCTAAACCCACATCGATCACACTCCGCAATCGAGTTTTTGCCAGAAGAAAACCTATTACCCATTAGGTACTGCTCCCAATGAACATCTGGCGTGGTACTAGCCTGAGTGCTGCCCTTTCTTGATCTTCATCTGCTGCTGTCATCCATGCTTCGTCATACTGCGCTTTTAGAATAGGTAAACGCTCCATACCGCCGGGCACTTTGAGTGCAATATAGTAGGAAAGCCCTGCAACCATGCAGGGCACAAACCGGAACGGGACATCCATAACGTTCACACCATTACCGGCATCCTGTACTCTGCGCATGCGCCAGTACACAAATTGGTAGGTCTGCGAGTTATCAGGTGTCGGCCACACCGTAACCCTAGGTAGATTTTGTGCATACACGGCTGTGCCATTCGTGTGAGATGCGGCGGTAGTTCCGTTTTGTCCACGGAAGCAGCCCCCTAAATCGTTACCGCTTATGTACTCGTAGTAGATGGTTTCGGAGTCTACTTTTATGTACCCTGTGGTAGCCAGCCCTGCTGTAGAAGACAGCGTGATAGTAGTAGCCGATGCACTCAGTGCCCCACTCAGCGTTACCCCTGTTGGGGATGTCTGGCCGTCCAGCCGCTGATACCAAACTTGAATGGGACGGGCTTGGGTTAGTTTGTTAGGGATAGTGGCGTACGTAGAAACACTGATACGTGTGATGGTCAAGTCCGACTGTGTAGCGCTGTTGTTAGCCTGAGTGCGGATGACGTGATCCAGCAAATCCACCGTATCTGTGGGCACAGGGTATGTGTTGAGCCCTGCTTCAAGTGTTATGGTGCCTTGCTCAAACGTCCACATGTTGACGCCGCGATTGGCC